ACGCTCCAGCTAACCCAAGCAGAGCTATTCCAATCTGCGCTAAGGACATTGACCCAATCGTTTTTAATGCTCCAGCTAACATAGTAATTGAGGCAGCAAGAATTGAAAATGCTAAAGAATCGGCCAGGGAACTTGTTTTTCCTAACATAACAAACGCGGCTATAATAACTCCTAAAGAAACGGTTAACGCTGTTAAACTCTTTGCTATCTCTTCCCAAGACATTCCGCTTAATGCTTTCAACGCCTGTGCCAGAATCATCATAGCGCCAGCAACATCCATCAAAGCAAGTGATTGTATGAATATGTTTTTAGGTAGTGCTATGAGAGCCAATGTCACAATAGCAAGAGCTGAGCCTAAGGATATTAATCCTCTACTCATTTCTTCCCATGACATATTACCCATCTTTATAATAGCAGCTGCAAATAGGTTCATAGCAACACCAAGAATAGTTAAACTAACGGCTGTTGCGATTACATTTTTAGCATTACCGGCAACATTTATAAATATCGCAATAGAAGTTAACATAACCGCAAGTCCGGAAAGCCCTTTAACCAAATCACCAAGATTAATACTGCTTAATTTCTTTACTGCATCGGCTAAGACAGTTATAGCAGCCGCTAAAAGTAGAATTCCAACACTTTTTATTGCTCCCATTCCACTCAGATCAGCAACCTTCATAAATAACACTAACTCAGCCATTAAGACACCGACTCCAACTAATCCTTTAGCCAAGTCGGCAAGGTCTAGACCACCTAACTGTTTTACAGCTTGGGTAAGAATTAGAATTGCTGTGCCAAATATAATAAAACCAACCGACGCTGCTATTAAGCTTTTAGAACTGGTTTCTAGTAATTTTGTTGCTCCTACTAATATGCCAGTCAAACCAGCTATAGCAGCAAGACCTTTTGCTACTCCATTCCAATCAAGACTAGATAATTTCTCCATTGCCGATGCAAGTATGAGAACTGCTACAGATAAACCTATCATTCCAGTTGTGAGTGCATTAATTGCAAAGAAACCTTTAACCCCCGCAATAGCATTAAATACGGCCATAGCACCAAAGAGTTCAACAAACATTGCTGTCATAGCAGCTAAGGAAGTAGTAAGTTTTTCTGAATCAATCATCGATATAGTCAGAAGAGCAGCAGCTAATATACCTATAGATATAGCAATTTTTAATAATACATTCGCTTTTAAATTGGACTGATAAGCTTCAAGACAACCTCTAACTCCATCAAAAATACCGGTAATACCAGATAAGAATCCTCCAGCACTATCTGTTATTTCGGTTAATGAATTTATGAACTTTTTAATCCCATATAATATTGCAGCAAATAAGCCGCTGTTTATGAAATCAAATATAGAATTGAAATCAGAGTCATTTAGTGATTTAAATATACTGGCACTCAATCGACTAAGTATCTCACCGATTGTAGATGCTAAATTGTAGAAGAAAGAAAGGAAACTTTTAAAAGCTTCACCCAGTTTAATTAAGGGTTGAAATCTCTTTTCTATTTGTTCAGTAAACTCGTCAATACCAGTCAAGTCTGGTGTCCTGACAGCTTTAAAAGCATTTGCTATCAGATCGGTAAACATTACAATTCCTTCTGCGACTGGTATTAAAACTTTACCGATGTTTTGAATTGCGACGTTGAATGTATCCGAAGACTTTAATGCATCACGAATAGCAACTATAAATTCTCCAACACCTCCGGTTACCGAAAGAAAGTTACCGGTAACTGGAAATAATGCTTTAACAAGAGAAAGAAGACCTCCAACGATTGCTGTTAAAGCCATCTTACCAATATCAAGAAGAGCGAAGAAACCTTTGAATGTGTCTTTAATGTTTTTAGCAGTTTCGTCTCCTATTTTGAGTTTCTCTGAGAATTCATGCAACCCAACAATAAATGAGTGAAGCTGCTCGCTTGTTGTTGGGGGAAATATGTCTCTAAACGCTTCACCTATAGGTTTTAGAACGCTGCCGATACCTTTCGCGATATTAAATAAACTTTCAAATATCATTTCACGGCCAGAAAGACTTTTAATTTTCTCTTCGAACTCTTCCATAGAAACCGAACCGTCTTTTACCTCAGAATTCAGTTTTTTTAACGCTTCGACATTCTCTATAGTGTATCCCATTTGGGCGATTTCTTCTTCTGACAAACCATCAAATTTCTCGGTTAATTTTTCTATCGATTCAGAAAGTATATCAGAGGTTAACCAACCATTTTTTAAAGATTTTTCAAACGATCCAGCATCTTCGACCATCTTATCAACAGAAATACCATGTTCTTTGGCAACTGCCGCAATCGTTTGTTTAAAATCTTCGCTGTCTGATATACCATGTTTCATTAACTGTTTCCAACCAGATGATAATGCTCCAGATAATAATTCGTTTCGAGCATCAGACATGCGATCTATAAAACCGCCAATAGTATCATTGAGATACGTAAGAGTTTCTTTAGCTTCCTCAAAGTCACCAATTACGAGCTCCCAAGTTTGAGCCCAACCAGAGCCAGCTGCTTCCTTTAACGTATCAAACAATTGAGTAAGAGTCTTGACTTCGGTTGCAGCGGCCGTTGCCCTCTTACCTATATCGGTTGTCTCGTCAGCGTAATCGTTAAGTGTTTTTACAAGAACTTCGGTTGTCATCCATTGTTCTTGCAGACTATCGTTAAAACCAAGCGTTGCACTTATAACGGTCCCTTTAAGCGTCTTATACATTCCGTCTGTAGTTTTAGACAATGTACCGGCAGCAACAGCAGACTCAAGAAGTTGCGTTTTAAATTCAACAGTGGCCATATTAGCATTTTCAATAGATTTCCAGTCGATGAGTTTGACATATCCGGCTGATAACGCCTGTGCAAAGTTGTACATGGCACGAGAAGCTTCGTTAGTGTTCGACCCTGATAAAGCCGCGGCATTTGCAACACCCTTAATAGCGGCAACCGATTCGTCTAACGAGACTCCTGCGTTTGTAAATTTACCTATATTTGATGTCATATCGCCAAACGAATATATTGTCTTATCGGCATAAATATTTAATTCTTCTAATTTAGCATTAACTTGTTCAAGAGAAGCTCCAGTACCAGCCATGATAGTTTGAATCGAACCCATCTTAAGTTCGTATTCCGAAAATCCCTCTGAAATTGGTTCTATAGTCAAAGCTGAAACGATCCTCTTTCCGGCATTAATCGCAGAATTGGTGATATTTGCGAGGGCTGTTACTGCTATGACCTCAAGAGCCGAAAACTTCATACTAACTGATTCTACGGCCCCGCTAAGTCCTGACATACTGTCATAACTTCCGGTCATATTCAAACTTTGTTTAAGTTTATCAAGAGTTGACATTGTGGCTTTGACATTTGACTCAAATTGTTTATTGTCAAACTGCATCTCAACAACTCTTGAATCGATTGTCCTGCTCATAGCTTAGTAACCTCCCTCCATGCTTCATTTACGATTTTGTCAAAAATAGGCTGGATAGCAGGATTGATGTAGTCTCGCCCCTGTACCCAGCCGCCGTTTCGAGTTCCATGACCATACTGTAGAATAATGGCAATTGGAATTCCATTTTGAATATTTGAGTTATAAAAAGTAATCTTTGCCGATCCTTGTTTGTTGGTTATCTCATAACGCCACGAATCAGCTGTGAGACCGGAATCGACAGGTGTTGCAGACGCAAGGGCGGCTACTCCCTCCCGACCATACTTGTCGAGATCTCCGAGATGTACAGCCTCTTTGGCTTTCTCCAAGAAACGTGTCAGTTTAGAGAAATCACCCTTTTGTCTAAACTTTATCATACAAAATTCTCCTTTTATAGAAGTTAAGTTGTATCACTGTCTGACGTTGAGACACTTGTATTCTTCGAAATGGCATCAATAATAGTCCCTATAGCATCTGATACTGTTTTCAGTTCTTTATCGCTATCTTCAAAAGCAATCTTAATAGCAGCAACAAGTTCCTCCACAGAAATCTTTTCGTCACTATTAGAGTCCGCATATACAATCCTCAGCTTGAACTTCTGGTAGATGTAGATAGAGGCAGGGATTATCGCGATGATTGCGCTAGCAATGCTCGAAGCGGTATTGTTGCTCCCATAAATCAGATTGACTGCCGCGAGAGCAAATGCGCCAATAACAGCCCATAGTGTCGCGCTCGTTTTAAGTTTTGTAATAATAGTGTTCATTATTATCCCCCGTTCTAAATTGCGGGGCTATTATAGTTGCCCCCGCTATCCTGCTTGAAACCAGCAGCCTTTGCTGATTCAAAAGTTATTCCACCCTCTTTGTGATCCGACTTCACAAGGTTTAGATACCCAGTAAGACCGGCTCCGATGATTACCTCGGCCAGACCGACGGAAGCCGTAAGCCACGCTGCCGTGGAAGTATACTCGTTTCTAATGCAGTAATACATCAGGACGAGAGTCTCCTGTGCGATGATAAATCCAGCAAGCACGACCAGAAGTGTCATTACCTTGCTCCATTCGCACTTTTTCTTCACAGGTGCGGCGGTTTCATGCTTGCCCCGTTCCATTATACTTTACCTATGAGCTGAGCGAAGCGGTAAAGCACCGTTACAAACTGCTCGCGAGTCAGAAGATCCTCCCACATATAGTTCGGATTTCCGTCCTTTCCGATTCCGCCTCCCGCAATCAAACCGATTTCAGTAGCCCAAGTTCTAGCCTCTTTGCTGTATGCGTTGCTGTCGTTGTCCTTTAACTCATTCCGCATTTCCAACCAGAGCTCCTTAAATTTTTCAACGTCCATGTCATCATCCTCCGTATTTATTTCAGTATTAAGCCGCTTGTTGACCTCATCTGCGATTTCCCCATGCCGGTTGTATAACCAGTCGCCAGGGCATGATTTGGATGCAAACCACCTATGTACTGTCATATTCTGTTTATCAATCTGTCCAATTAAATTCTTATCGGCTTTCCACAACAATGCTTTAATGTTGTTTCTCTTACAGATATCCACCAAAAGATCAATCAGTGATGCGTATGCCTTATCAGATACCGGCCACGGATCAGCGGCTACAGTATTGGCCACTTCAATGGTGATCGCCCTGTTATCATTAGATGAAGATGAGGTACACCATGATCGATCGGCTTCGTCAACATACAATGCAATACGTCCATCGCTTCCAATCCCATAATTACTGCTTGCTTTAAGATTTGGGTTGGCGAAAAGATCACCGCATTCCTCAACACTAAGATTTCCAGCCATACAATGAATAGAAATGGTATCGATAATGTGATTACGCTTGCCAGAATTATTCGGTGATAATTTTGTATATGTTACTAGCGAACTATTACTCATTTGTTTACCTCCTTCTTTGCGTATTTTATCCCTTTGTATTTAATTGTTTTCTACGAGCGGCATTCAAAGCAGCGTTTCTCCTCATAATTTCTTTTCTGCTTCTCTTTTTTGGAGGCTGATTTTTAATACTGCAAACCTTAATTAAAGTAAGAAGACGGTTAAGATGCCAATTTTGACACTCAAATGGAATATTCAACGCAATCATCCAATAATAAATAAGCTCAGCTGTAACTTGCTCTCTACTTGTTTTACTGGTTTTTTCATCCGAAAAATAAGTTGCTGTCATCGGGGCTCCTATATACTCGTTAATCTCCTTAATGTTTCCGTTGGTTAGGTAGTTGTAGACTTCTGGATCAACGTTCTGCGTAAGGGTCATACATTTTATATAATCCAAAGTTTCTTCAAAGGTTTTTTCTTGTTTATTTAAAAACGGTTTACACCATTTAGATTCCCATTTTGAAAGAGAGACGAGGGAATGCTCCAATTGTAATGTCTGCTCTTTTGTGGTGATGAATTCCTGTTTCCGCTCATCCCATAGTTCGACAGCTGGTATCGTAATCTGAAGCATTCCTCAATCCTCCTTAACTTTTTATTGTTGTTTAACCGGCGCTGCTATTTTAGGGGTATCCGCCGGAATAATACCGTTTATAAACTTAGCTGCTGCATCCGCATCGGTAGCTAGTTCTATAAATAATTGAGAAAAGGCCTCGGTTTGAGAAAAAGCTGTAGAAAGTTCTTCAGACTTGATAAACCTCTTTCCATCCGGAGATTTTTCACCGTAAGCTTTAAGAATGATCTCTTTGAAAGTCTTAATGATTTTTTCGCCATCCCGTTCAGCAACAATCCTATTGAGCATTTGGGTCATACCACCAGAAACACTCAATTCCATTTCCATAATTTCTGCCTTAGAAAGATTGAAATAGAAATCCTCAGTCCTTTTATTTCCGTCATAGTCCTCGTAAGTAATGGTTTTTTTCAACATAATAAATTTTCTCCTTTCAATAAATAGAAATAGGGAAGCCGCCAGCTATTGAGGACTCCCCCATTCTAATAAGGTTGTTTAACCTGCGACAGTTGTGAAATTCTTGACTACCGGTGCAAGAGACTGGCCGTAGATGTCGACTACACCGCCGACTGTGACCAGATAAACGGTGCTGCCGGTGAAGTCATCCGTCGGGTTGAAGGTAAGAACTTTTCTGGCGGCATCCCATATCTTAGCGCCTGGGACGATTGTGCCGTCAGCTTCCGTGACAATAATGGCTTCGCGCAGAATCTTGTTATTAAACGTAA